AAACAGATACCATGCAGTTGAGCTGTAGCCTGTAACGCTCGAAGTTTCAAGCCATTTGCTAGAGACAACTTCGTAGACGCCGCGGAAAACGTTGTCAGCCGGCTCGATGTTTTTCGAGCTGGTTGAGCCGAGGCCTGACGCCAGGACTTTTTCCGAAGTCATCAGAGAGAGCGCTGTCATTTTCAGGCTGGTCGGAACGAACAGGTATTTCCCCATCGCCATGATCGGGTTGCCGTTAGCATCGGTCTGGCTTTCAAGTCCCTGGGTTGCTGTGTCAAGCGACGCGTAGGAAAGTGCCGTGGCTGCGCCGGTTGACAGATTGCTGTTTCCGCTGGCGTAAAAACTGTCAGTGTTGGCGAGCAGGAGCGTGAAGAAACCCTTTTCTTTCGCTCGGGCCGCGCCGACACCCATCCGGTTCGGCAGTTCAAGGAACACGCCAAGGTCATCGTTAATAACATGTTGCCTGGAAAGATAAAAAATCTCTCCGTATTCTTTGACCTGGTTCGTATAGGTCTGTTCACCGATAGTCCCGTGTTTGAGTTCGCCGCTTGAGCCAACTTCCTCAAACTCCATGTTTTCAGTCAAGCGATATCTGCTCTGGAGTTTAAAGTCGGACGCGGTCGAAACACGGCAAAGCGTGTTAACCACTGACGGTGTCGCCTGGTAAGCTTCCAGCATTGACTTGTTGGCCAGGTTCGACAGGATGCCGGACAGCGAGGTCGTTGAAATCGCAGCCTTGATCCATTCGGGGCTATTCGAATTTGTCGGAAGGCTGACGCCCTCGGCGGTCGCGCATGCGGCCATAACGTCTTTCAGCCTTGCGCCGCGCATTTTTTCATGCGCTGCGGTCAGGGTTTTCTCGTCATAATTTTTCTCCGTGTCTTTCAGACCGGCAGAAAAACTAAGAGCGCATTCAAGCACTTTGTTATTCACGTTGTTTTCCTTTACAATTACGGCCGGGGCCTGTTCGCGCGTGCGAACATTCTCAAGCGCAGCGGCCTTGATTGTTTTCAGTTCGGCCTCAATCGCCGCGAGTTTTTCATTCGCGTCAACCGCTTTTTTCTCGGCTTCGACTTTTTCAGCTTCGGCTTTTTCGGCTTCGGCTTTTTTTTCGGCTTCAATTTTTTCCGCTTCGGCCTTCACTTCGGCGTTAAAAATTTCTTCAAGTTTTTTCAAGCCCTGCTCGGACTGTCCTTCTGCCTGGATGTCATTTTTCTCCAGCCATTTTTCAAATTCATTCATTGCGTTACTCCTAAATTTGTTTGCTGCAATTTTTGTATTTGTCTTGTTATCTGCGCCAATAGTGACAACAGATATTTCATTTAGTGTAGATTTTTTAATAACGTAAAGCGGGCCAGCGACACGCTTGCCGTTAACTTCCATTTCTTGTTTATCTTCAAGGTAAACCACTTTATCAATCGACGCGCCGATTGAAGATTGAAACGGGAATCCGTTTTTTGACATTTCAAGAACGTTTCGCGCCGCCTCGGACGCGCCGGAAAAAATTCCGATTGCCGTTATCTTGCCGTTATTTATTTGAATCGCCTGCGTATGTGCCACTGGGGTCGTCAGGTCGTGGTGAAACAAAACCGGCACTGTCTGCGACGGAATTTTTACACCGGACAGATCAACTATGACAGGGCCGAAACCCTGCCTCATAATCCCGCCGTTGTATGCAAGCATCGTAAACGTCGGTAGTTTTTTTTCTTCGCCCTCAACCTGTTTTGCCGCCTCGATTTTTAATTCCGCTTCGTGCGTCAATTTTATTTCACGCGGCAATGCGTATTTATTCATCTTCATCCTCGCCCCCTTCTTCGGGTTCGGCGTTTCGTTCCGGTTTCGCCGGTTCCAGTTCATCCGTTACGCCGTATTTTTCTCTCGCCAATTTTTCCTTAAGCGCATCCTGAGCTCGTGACTCAAACACGATATCGGGATCAAAGCCTGTGCTTGAAATCTCAATCGATTTACTTGAAATGCCGGAAGCAATTCTTGTTTCGGCGGCCTTCGCGGCCTTAACCGGGTCACCGTGAATCATCCCGTCGAACAACCAACGATGCTGCGGAGCGGTGTCGAGCGGCGGTAAAAGGTTGCGCCCGTCCACGGTGATTAATTGCGCCTCGGCATACCAGGCTGAAAATATTTTTTCCAAGACCGAATAAATAATATCAAACCGTTCTGCCTGAATTGATTTTTCAAAATCACCATGATCAAGCTGCCCGCTGCTGTAATTGTATTCGCTCGAATTTCCGAGCGCAATGTTTCGCGGCATCGAAATACACCGTGCGATTTCGTTTATGATTTCCGGCTTAACCGCCTGATACTGTTGCGGTGAATTGCCCGCATCCATCTGATGCATTTTCCATCCGCCGGGCAATGTCAGCATGCAGTCCATTTCGTAATCAATCGCGCTTGCCGTGTCAAAATTAACGGGCGTGATTTCGTCCGAATTACTTTCAAGCACGCCGGTAAAATTCGCGGCCATTTTTGCGGCGCGAATAATCGCCTGCGTATATTGCCGCAAATCGCCGAACAACATCAAAGCCGGGGCGATATCTGAAACACCCCTGTGCTGCTCCGGCAAAACCTCGGTGAAATAATGGATCATGTTTGCTGTTGAAATTTTTATCGGTTTACCGAACCCGGACAAAATCCCGCCAAAAGTTGTCGGATAAACATGGTAGGTTGTCGGGTTTCCGTAGCTGTCAAAATCTATTCCGTCGAAATGATTTTCATCCCACTCCGAGCCGTAACCCTGGGTAATGCGCGCCCCGTCGATAGGGCGCAGGTCAAGTTTAACTTCGTGTTTCAGTTTCGGGTTAGTGAACAGATTTAAAAATCCGTCGCCGTCGCGGTATTTCGACACAAGAAAACTTCTCAATTTGTAACCGAGTTTTATTTCTTGCGCCCACTTCATAAACAAGTCTTCGACGTATTGATTAAGACCGTCATTTGATGTCATGAAATTTATTTTCGGAGTAGTGCCAAAAACATAGCGCGCTTTCGTGTCAAGCATCCCTCGGCAATAACCGTTATTCATGTATTCGTGTCGGGCGCGTGACCGCAAAACAGCACGGATTGACGGGGTCGCCTCCTGGTCTGCCGTTCCGCTTGTGAGAGTTTTATAATAGTTTTCGTTGTGCCTGGTCGTCCTTGCCGCATCGTAACCGGCGCGAATAAACCGCGGGGCATTGGGTTGCTGTTTTTTAGCAAACAAAGATTTTATCTTTTCGATCAATCCATGCCCCCGGGTTTTAGCTTCATAATTCGCACGCCGCCTTGATAGTTTGTTCCGTCAATATCGTTGCCGGAAACCTGCGCCTTCAAGTGCTTGCGAATATCATATAGTTCGGCCAACGTGTAATTAGAAAAAGATTGCCCGCCGAATGAGATACTAAGAAATTCCCCAGCGGCAATTTTCCCCAGGCGATATTCAATCGCCAAATCCACAGCAGCTAAAAGCGCAGCATCAGTTGCCAAACAAAGCCCCTTTCCTTGCGGCACACCATAGTATTTAATATTTTTTTTGTAACATCAATCTAAATAAGGCAGAACAAAAAAAGCATTGCTATATATAGCAATTTATTTTTTTGGGATGCGTTTGCTGACTGTTTCAAACGTTGTAATACGCGTTCCGCAGGTTTTACAAACGCGGTAACGGCGGATTTTTTCCGGTGTATGAACCGTATTTGTCACACTCGTTTCTGTTCCGTTGCAATTTCGACATCGAAACATTTTTTAATCCCCTTTACCAAACTCTTTTAATGTTAGGTTTCCGCGCGCCAACCGCGCGCCCCCATTCCGACCCATCGATTACCCGTCGTTTTTTAATGTGCCCGATCCCGCAACCGAGAAATTCAGCAACACAAGCAGCGCCAGAAAGACAATCGAATAAATGGTTTTCCCTGTTCGGAATTAGTTTCCACTCCCACAGGGTCCGGCCTTGCCCGATAGTTTTTGTACGGCTTTCGCTTCGCAGCTGTTCTGCAAAATCGCCGTGAATTTTGTTTTCATCGCCGTAAAATGT